CGCCTGTTCATGTATCACGATGCATCAATGCCAGTAGGCGTAGTGACCGAGCGCGCCGAAACCGAAGAAGGCATGATGTTCAGCGCCAAGATCAGCGCAACCAGCCTTGGAAACGATGCCCTAGTTATGGCCATTGACGGCACCATTGACCAAGTATCTGTCGGGGTAAACCCAACCAAGTTCTCGTACGACGAAGAAGGAACAATGATCATTGAGTCAGCCGACTGGATGGAATTATCCCTAGTTCCGATCGGCGCATTTGGCGACATGGCCAACATCACCAAAGTGGCTGCAAGTATCCACCAAGAGCCCGAAGAAGTAGTGTTAAATGAAGAAGTAACCCCAGTAGAGGAGAACCAAGAAATGTCCGAAGTAAACGAAACCGCAGTCGAGGCAACCATCCCTACTGCACCAATTTTTGCACAAGCAAAGCGCAAGTTTGATTTGCCAACCGCAGGAGAATATTTGGCAGCAATGCACATTGGCGGCGAAACATTCCGCAACGTTGCAGCAGCCGCACGCGACTATGCGCTGTCAAAGCAGTCAGCATTGCAAGCAGCTGCCGGTTCAGGTGGCGATACAAATACCGAAAATACACCTGGCCTTTTGAATCAAGTGGTGCTCGGTCCTGTTTTTGCGGATCTTAACTACATCAGACCTGTAGTGGCAGCCGTTGGTGCTCGCGCGATGCCAGACGGTGGAAACCAAAAAACATTTATTCGTCCAACATGGACAACGCACACTTCAGTTGCATCACAAGCAACCGAATTGTCAGCTGTGTCGGCAACAAGCCCTCAGATTGCGTCAAACGTAGTTACAAAAACTACGTTGGCAGGACAAGTGACCCTCTCCGTACAGGATGTCGATTTCACTTCGCCCGCCAGTATGGAAATCATTTTGCGTGACCTTGCAGGCCAGTACTTGTTACAAAGCGACAACGTGGCAGCTGACGCAATTACCACAGGCGCATCAGCATCAGGTTCAACTTGGACTTACAACAGCACCGACCCATCCACATTGTTTGCAGCGCTTTACGATGCAGCAACCGACATTTTGACGGCCAGCAACTTCTTGCCAGACCATGTGTTTGTCAGCCCGAACGTGTGGAAGTTGCTCGGTCAGCAATTGGACGGAGACAAGCGTTCAGTATTCCCATACGCTGGCGCTGCCGGTCTCATGGGCGTAAACGCTGCAGGAACCGCAAACATCACACAGCTCAACACGTTCAACCCATTCGGTCTGAACCTTGTTGCCGATCGCAACTTTGCAACCAACACAATGGTTGTAGCAAAAGCATCTGCAATAGAATTTTATGAGCAGGTACGTGGCTTGATGTCAGTAGAAGCACCATCCACCCTCGGACGCGTGTTCTCCTACTACGGATACGTTGCAACGTTTATCGCAGACAGCGATCTCGTCAAGTCCATCACCGTCAGCCCTTGATTCGAAAGGTAGGCCCTAAAAATGGCCACCTATTCGGTCACTAATAAATACCTCATTGACAACTTTGCCGTACTGCAACTCCTGACCCCCAGCGAGATTGCAGTCGGCCAGTCAATTACGGTCGCAAGCGTTGACGCAACATTTAACGGCACTTACACGGTGCGCGCATTGCCACAGTATTTGTACATTGGCGTTGACACACAGGGCGATCTGCTTTACGACTATCAAGTGCCGATTGCCGATCAGGTGCTGTACGCCAAGACCGCTGACGATGTTGAGCGCACCGCCGCATCTGGCACCGTCACCTACTCGCCAGTTTGCACATGGGTTACAGCTGCCGAAGTTATGACCTACCTTGGCATCACGATCACAAACCCGTCAGACGATTACACATTGCTCACGCAATCTGTTTCGGCTGGCAACCAGTTCTGTTATCGCAGGCGTCAAGAATCGGGCTATATTGACTCCCTAACGACCTCTCCTGGCGGTGACGCAACATTGGGCACTTTGATGTATTGCGCGGCTCTGTGGCGCTCCCGTGGCTCAATAGAGTCCACCTACGCCACCTTTGACGGCATGGGTTCAGCACCACAACAAAGCCTGACCCCGATCGTTAAGCAGCTCTTAGGCATCCCACGCCCAGCGGTTGCCTAATGGCTTACACCGACCTGTTTAACGAAGCAATTGATGACGTCACCGCGACGCTTACCGCGGTATCTGGTCTGCGCGTTGTAAACGACCCAACCAAACTTGTGCCTAATTGCGTGTACCTTGACGCGCCAAACTTCACTACTACGTTCGGCAACGGCAACATTGTGCGACTCGAGTTTCCGATCAAAGTAATTGGCTCAGGCCCTGCGGGTCTGCCGGTGCTCCGATCAATCTTGAGCATCGTGGCAAGTGTGCTTGGCTCGTCAATCATTGTGATGGCTGGCCGTCCGTCAAGCCTTGAGATTGGTGGCGCGCTGTACCCGTGCTACGACCTTGATTGCGCTATCCAAGCCCAGACCGCATAATCCACAACTAAGCAACACAAATCATCTACTATCAGAACAGAACTTAAGGAGCAATCATGGCAACTAGCACGTATCTCTCTAACCCAGTCGTGTTGATCGGCGCATCTAGCGCAGCAACCACAGATATCACCGATCAGGTCTCCGCAGCGACGCTGACGGTTACCGCGGAAGCCCTCGAGGACACGGCGTTCGGATCTACATCCAGGACCATGACAGCGGGCCTCTTTTCAAATTCTTTGACCCTTACGGTGTACGCATCGTATGCAGCAACTGAGTCCTATGCAGTTTTGTCAGCATTGCTCGGCACCAAGTGCTATGTAAAAGTGTCACCAGCTGCAGGCGCTAACTCGGCAACGAATCCTGGCTTTGAACTAACCGGGACGTTCCTAAGTGCCATACCTGTAATTAACGCGTCCCTTGGAGAGCTCAGTACATACGAGATTGAGCTCCAGGGCGGCGTTTACACCGTTGACCTCACGTAATTAAACGGCTCCAAGCCGACATAGGAGACACATGAAAATCAAGTTGCAGTTAAAGCGCACTCCCGACAGCGCGCCCGAGTACTACTCAACAAACCTGTTTGTGATTACCGAATGGGAACGGCTAGAACGTCGCAACATTCAACAGCTCTCAACGTCACCGCTGTATTCGGATTATTGCTGTTGGATGCACACAATCTTAAAAATTAAAGGCGAGCAAGTTGGTGACAACTGGCGTGATTGGATTAGCAAAAACCCTGAGATCGACATTATGCCGGTACTGGATGAGACTGACCCAAACCCTACGGACGCGGCACCTACCGCCGCCAGCTAGCAGAAGTGTTGGTTGCGGTCGGTTGGTGGCCTAGCGACATTGTGTTTGACTCACGGGACTTGACAACGGTCATTAAAGTGCTTAACGAGGCAAACAAAAAACGGAGATAACGTGACAGAAGTATCGGCAAAGATTGAGGTCGTAGGGCTTAAAGAAGCCTTAAAGACTCTCAACAAGATTGACAAATCTTTGCGTCGCGAAATCACCAAGGACTACAAAAAGATCGTCCAGCCCGTCATTGACGATGCAAACAAACTTGTGCCTACTGGCGTCCCGCTGTCTGGTATGGCGCGCAATTGGAGTACTCGATCAGGGTTCAAGATGTTGCCGTGGGTACCTGGCATGAAACAAAAGATTGCCGCCAAGATCAACACGCGAAACATTAAGGAATACGGCGGAAATAAGAGCAACGTTGGCACGTTTCTCATTCAATGGCAGGGCGCTACCGGCACAATGTTTGACACGTCTATGGAAGGTCCACTAGGTCGCGCGTTGACTTCCCGTTATGGGGGCCGTTCGCGAGTAATGTGGAAAGCGTACGAGCAACGCCAGAACGATGTCATGTCCGAGATGGAGCAGTTGGTTAAGCGCGTCATGGATGAAGCGAACAGAGAGACCGTCTAATGGCAATTAATATCCCGATCATTTCTGAGTTTGACGGCAAGGGCATCAGTAAGGCTATTAAGCAGTTTAAGCAACTGGAAACAACATCGGAAAAAGCCCAGTTCGCTATCAAGAAAGCGGCGATCCCTGCAGCTGCCGCGCTTGGCGGTTTGGCTGTAGCGCTCGGTGATGCGACTCGCGCTGCAATGGAAGATCAGCAGGAGCAAGCCAAATTAGCGCTTACTTTGCAAAATGTGACTGGCGCTAGCGCCAAGCAAACTAAAGCAATTGAAGACCAGATCAGCGCGATGAGTCGAGCGTCTGGCATTGCTGACACCGATTACAGAAAATCGCTTGAGGCTTTAGTCCGAGGCACTAAAGACGTTGACATAGCCATGCGCGACATGAACCTTGTCATGGACATTGCAACCAGCCTACAAATGGACAGCAGTACTGTGGCCGACGCGCTCGCCAAGGCATACCAAGGCAACTTCAAGGCGCTGCGATCTTTAAGCCCAGAAATGGCAACGATGATTAAAGAAGGCGCAAGCCTTAACGAAATCATGGACGTGCTTGGCGG